TTTAAATAATCAATAAAGATTGCATCAGGTTTAAAAGATTTCTTTAATGCTAATTCATTTAATAGAGATGAGAAATGACCTTTGTGTGCAGAGGCAGTAGGATATTCTTTTACTACTAACTTACCTGTAGTCTCTTTTCTAACTTGTTCTATCTTGTTATCGAACATCGACTTAGGTAGTTCTTGAACAGATTGAACATCTAGGTTCATTAAGTTAGCATCTATTCTTTCTGCTATTCTTTCTTCTGCCATTTCTAAAGTGATATACAATACATTTTTATTCTGCATCAAATAGTTCGCCGCTAGATGACACATGAATAACGACTTACCTACACCTGTACCTGCAATGGCAACATTGAGTGTTTTATTAGGTAACCCACCTTTTGTAATCGTATCAAAATATCTTAGATTAAAAGGTATCTTAGTTTCTTTAGTATGATAAAACTCAAAACGGTCATCTGATTGACCGAAGTAATCATGACCTATATTAGGATCAAATGTAACAGATAAAGCATTCGATAGTATCTCAGGCAAAGCACCTGTAGTTTGTTTCTTATTCTTGCCTTCGATTATTTCTATACTATCTGCGATTGCATTATAGATTGCTTTATCTTGACAAAACTTTTCAGTAGTATCGACTAACCAATCAATATCTGCTTTACTATTCTCTAAACTATTTACAATGTCAGTTGCTTTTTTATACTCAGGTTCGCCTAAATTTTCTACATTCTGAATAGCAATAGAGGTAACTTCTTTTGTAGGTAGTGTATTGTATTCTCTGATATGTTGATTAATAACCTGAAATATTATCTTTTCTGAACTGTCATGAAAATATTTTTCGTTGATAAAAGGTAATGCTTTTCTAACAAAAGGTTCGTTTGAAATTAAGTTTGCTAATATTGTTCGTTCAATCCGTACCATTTGTATATATCACCTCATTCTTTTCTAGTTGTTTTTCTATGCAATCGACAAGTATATCACCTGCTATAGGTAGAAACTCTTTCTCTTCTATAGGAGTAAGTCTGGGATTATCTATAATCTTGTATTGAAATCTCATAGGTCTAGTGCCGTCTTCGTTGACATCACCAAACTGCACTCTAAAATACTGAAGAGTAACTTCATCAAATTGACCTTCAAGTATTCTAACTGCTATTTCTTTTCCGTTTTCTACAAATTTATATTTCGCCGGCATAGGAAAATTTCTCTTTCGCATATTCTTCTATTTGTTGCATTACTTCTTCAGTAAAGAACTGGTCAGGATTATGAAGTATTTCTTTACCATATCTTTTCGAACCATCAGGTAGTTCAAAACGAGTTGATACTTTTTTAAATACTCCTGCCTGTTCAGCAAGTTCTAATAGACCATAATGTTTGTTGAGACCACCTTTATATCTAAGTGATACATCAACCATAGAATTTTCCTTAGTTATTCTTGATTTTTGCAATTTGCAATGAATGATATTACCTACAACTTCAGTACCTTCTTTTTCTTTTTTCTTCGATAAGAAGACAATAGTAGATGCGGCATATTGTAAACCTGACCCACCACCCATAACTTTCTGAGGGAACATAGAACCCATCTGGTCATAAGTATGATTAGTTACAATCATAGGTACTTTTGCTTGACCTAGTTTCAAAGTCAATACTCTAAATGTACCTTTAACAAGTTGTGCCCTTGTCATATCTCTAGTTTCAGAACCTGATGCAGTATCTTCTATTTCTTTTGTAGTTGATAACATACCTAAACTATCTAATACAAACATGATAGGTTTTCTATCTGCCTCAGGTTGTTCTAGATACTTATCAATAATTCTGATTGCTTCAGTTCTAAATTGTTGAACTGTAGTTACTGGCATGATAACCATTCTTTTGCTATCAATACCTCGTTCTTCTATAATATCTTTTGTTAATGCACTCTCTGTTTCAAAATAAATGACACCTGCATCTTGGTCTTTATCTAAGAAGTGTTTACAGATACCTAATGCAAAGAAGGTTTTACCTGTTGCACTCTCACCTGCTATTGCAGTAATCTTGTTAGATGGTAACCCACCATACATACTACCACTTAGTAGAGCATTGAATACATAAGAACCTGTATCAATATAACTCGCTACATCGCCTGCTTGAATACCATCTTCTACTAAAGATGCAAATTCATTTTTGCTTTCTTTTATTATACTCTTTAAAAAATCTGTCATTGCTACCTCGTATTTCTATCACTATAATTGAACATGCTTAATTTGTCAACAAAGAAAATAACTTTTACCATCATTCAAAGAATGCCGTTAAATCATTTGTCTTTTCGATTTTCCAGTTAATACTTTCTACAATAAACTTTAAAGGTTCTAAGAAAGACTTCTCAAACTGTAAATCATAATCTACATATTTGTGTAACCCAAACTCTTTAGGCAAAGTTACAAGAAAACTAATAATGTTTTCTTGAATAGGATTAGGCACTTTAACATGTAAGAATTTTATTTTTTCACCATCTTTGACAACAGGATATCTACCATCAATGCTATGCTTTTTGACTAGGTGATTGTATAACAAAGTACCTCGTACATGCATAGGGGTGCCTTTCGAATATATATGCATATTGTCTTTGTACTTTTGAATACCATTTACTGACCTAGGAAAAGCAACATCTTCAGGTTCTTGTTTGTCAAATTCTTCTTTTGTATTTTCTATGAATTTAAATAATGCATCATTATCTTGTGTAACAATAACTTTGATTGCCTCTTTTAATTTTGTTCTAACATACCCAGGGGTTGAAGATTTTACGACTTCAAGACCCATAATCTTTAATTTAGGTTCTGCATATTGAACACCTTCAGAATTGTGAACATTTAAAATATATCTTTTCTTGGCAGTCCAGATACCTTTATCTGCAATAACTTCTCTTTTCATAACCATCTTTTGCTGATATGCATTTACATAAGATGCAAGTTCTCGATAAGAATTTTCGATAAAAGGTTCTATCTTTTGTGATGCTACTTTATCTAGAAAACTTACTATTTTATTCTTATCAGTTTCATCTTTGAATACAGACTTAACGAGAGGTGCCATATTGATGTAGACACTATCGGTATCAGAGGCAATCACATATTCTGTATTTGTTTTAAGTAGGTCATTAAAATATTTGTTTAATGCTTTTTCAATCCACTTGATGCTAAGTTGACCTGATAAAGTAATACCTTCTGCTTGTCTCACATCAAAGTATCTAAAATACTGATTGCCTAAAGCACCATAGGCAGAGTTCAATGCAATCTTCTTCGCCATTTGAATATTATTAAGTCTCGATATATCTTTAATTAGATTTTTATCTTTACTTAATTCATATTCTTTTTGCTTTTCAATCATTTTCTTTTTGAAATAAGTTCTACCTTCATAGATTTCTTCCATCATTGCAGGTAGAAAACCTTGTTTCTCTTTTGTAAAACATTGACCGTTTGCCGCCATAGATAAATTTTGTTCACTTAATGATGATGTATCTACTTCTTTGTTGAGCAACTTAGTTACAGAAACATCTAGTCTATTATCGACAATCGTATCTGGTGAAATATTATACTGCATAATTAAATGAGGATACAAAGAGTTCAAGTCAAATGACATAACCCAGTTATGTTGACCTACAATAGGATCTTTTACATATGCACCAGCATAGGCAGTATCTTTTAAGTTTTGTTTCTTAGGTGGGATAACAATATTTTTTCTTCTTAGATGATTGTAGATTAACATATCCCAACATCTAACTTGTGAATATACATCTTCATAATTCACTCTAAAGTCATATGCCATTGTTAGACATAAATCAATAAGACCTAGTTTGTCTTCTAACATAGAAACAAGTTCTACATCTCTAATATTATACTCGACAAATTTCTGCCAATCTGTTTTATAGAATGTTGCAAAGTTTTCATATTCATCATGAGATAGTTTTTTCTCGCCTAGTTCTACATTAGCAATATGATTTAGTGCGTAACTTTCTTGAACTGTATAAGTAAACTTTCGATACAAGTCCATATAGTCAAGAGATGCCATACCGAATATATCATAATATTGTTGGTCTCTACCTTTGATGTTTACTTTACCACCTTTGACAATTTTCCAAGGTGATATTAATCTGACTTGTTCTTCGCCTAGTAATCTTTCAACTCGATTTACAATATAAGGTATATCAAAGAACTTTGTATTCCAACCTGTAATAACATCAGGTTTTATTTGACCTAGAAACTTAATGAAGTCTCTAAGCATATCTTTTTCATCTTCGAAATATCTATACTCGACATCTTTATATTTGTTATCAAAAGGTTTAAGACCCCAAGATACAAACATCTTAGAGGTACTTTCTTTAACTGTAATTAATAAAACTTGCTCATTTGCAGTTTCAATATTAGGAAAACCTTCTTCAGAACTAGTCTCAATGTCTAAAGACATGATTGATACTTTAGAAGTATCGAAAGGTATTTCTCTTTCGTCTATAAAGTTATCAGATATCCATTGATAAACAAATTGAGTTTGACCATAGATAGCATGATTAGGAACATCTTTATATCGTTCTAAAAACTCTCTACTCTCTTTAATACTACCAGGTTTAAATTCATCAACATACTTACCATCTAAAGTTTGATACTTAGAAGGTTTAGGTGATGATATAAAAAGTGTAGGTGAATAATCTTTGTATCGTTGCATAACTCTTCTACCTGAAGAGTCCACACCTCTAACTAATAGATTATTACCCCATTGTTGAACATTAGTGTAAAATTTCAAATCGTTTATCCCGCAATCTTATAATCATTGTTAATCGTTTAAATTTAAAACAATATAACACATAACAATCAGGTTTGTCAACCATTTAATTGCACATTAGGCATAACTATGCCGCTACCAAATATTTTCTGATAACCGTTAACTAAATCTGTATGTGGTTCTGCCATGTATAAAACATGTGCTTTATTAAGTTTTAAATTTTCTTTTGTGTGAGGACAATAGTGTCCCATTTGAACTGCCATGTTACCTTGCTTTTCAGCAGGTCTTAACATGATGATTGCTGGATCTTTGATTTCTAAAATTGTATCAGTTTCTTCAACTACCTTTGCAACTAGTTCTTCGGCATTGAGTAACTTGATATATTTAACCTTCATCGGATTCTGTATTACCACTTGTCGCTCCTTGTATCAATTCTGTAAGAACGGTAATAGCACCGATAGTGGCATTTGCATCTGCCTCTAATTTCTTAATTGTTTTATTGTAATCTATGATTTTGTTTTTGATGTTTTGCAAATCAACTTCTAATTGTGTTCGCCTTTGCTCTGCATCTGTAACTTTGATTTGCATCTTATCTAGTTTCTCTGTAACTGGTTTTTCTACTGCCATAATTTCTCCATTATATTAAAGGGGGTTTCAGTCTCCCTCTACCCCCTTGTAATTTATTTAGTTACTTAATTTTAATAGTTCTTGCTTTTTTACTCTCAGGAACTATTTTTTCCAACGATACTTTTAAAAGACCGTCTTTCAATTCAGCACCTTTGACTTCTACATCATCGGCAACTGTAAATGATTTTGTAAACTTTCTTCTAGATATACCTTTGTGAATGGTATCTTTATCGTCTTTATCTTCGTGAACTGACTTAATAGTTAATACACTATCAGCATAATCCACGGACACATCGTCTTTACCATACCCTGCTAATGCCACTTCAATATCATAGGTGAAATCACCTGTCTTTACGATATTGTATGGTGGGTATGAAGTAGATTGAAATGAGTAATCTGCCATTTTTTCGAAATGGTCAAATACATCATCGAACCCGATTGTGAATGGTCTTAATTGATTGAAAATAGATA